CTCGAATTTTGGGGCCACGGTATCCCTCCATATCGAAACTTTTTTTTAAGGAGAAATTCAAGATGTTGGAGATCGAATGGCCTAATAATACACCTTGTAATGACAGTAGGCATGAATTATGTGAGTGTAATCTGCAAATAACACTGCCGGAAAAGTTGGAGCGGATGAAAGTGAATTCGCCCCGCTATGCTGGTACAGTAAAGCAATCGTTACAAGATATGATTTTGTATGCGATGGCGGTTATTGCAGCAAATTTCGATTATTCGGTGGACTTTGTGCCAATATCGAGGAATGTGCAGAGTGTGTTGACAACGTTACGTATAGACGCAGGAGCTTATCAGAATTTAACACGGGTGCCCCCTTATTTTCATACGCAAAATACTACACGTCCTTCTGAGTTACCGGTGCCGACTGAGTCGGTTTCTAGGATTTTTCAATTAGCGGATGTGTTGTATTTTTCACGTCGAGGAGTAGGATTGAGTGAGAGTGATTTGGAGAATCAAGTATGGCGTGTAGCTGATGGTCGCACATGGAAGGAAGATACTAAGATCCCTTCCTTGGCGATATTGGCAGCACGTCGTGCTTCACCATATAATCTGGCTGTGGGGGGGTATTCCCCAGATAAGCCTTACACTAGGTCAGCTCTTGCCGATCTACATTCAAGTAAATTTTCGAAGCAGACTGCAGTGTATGGGAGAAATGTCAAATTCTTAAACGAGTATGCGCGAGCTCTAGCACCACTTATGCCCAGTGCATTAGACATGCTTTATCGAATTTTAGATACGAGGCAGTATTTTGGAAAGTATGAATTTAATCCAGACCCAACATATATAACTTCAATATACCTGGGTGCCAGTTCGGGCGATGCACCGGGGCCCGAGCTCACGACAAAGACAGAGACAGGGATACCCATTTTTGTAAGCCCTCGGGGAAAAAAATTTGAGTCCCATGAGCGAGCGGTCAAGAATGTGAATCGAATGTTTCGGGAATCGACATACGGAGTACCAGTGCTTAGGAATAAGGCATGGGTAATGAAGGGGAAAGATGAAACCTATGGCAAATATGATAAGTACTTGTCGGGGGATTATCAAAAGTATGCAGATAAATTTCGTTTCTTTGTTATTCCGAGTGATGAGGAGTCTCTCACGGAACGAGTGCTGTTTACTTTGCGACAGAATTTGGAGCGCGGCTATATTTGTATAGGGCATACATGGTCTTATGGAGGGGCGGATCGCATAGCTGAATTGTTACACTACGACTGGGATGACCCAACAGCGGCAGTGTATTCAATGGGAGACTTGATAAATTGTGATCAATCGCTACATAGGGTATTGCTCGAGTTTTTCGTGGCACATGGAGGAATTTATTATAATAAGAAAAGTCGTGCATGGCCAATATATAAAAAAATGTTGAAGACCATCTTTGATTGGTTAATCACAAGGATTACACATGTGTATGCGGGGGTATGGATGGTCGTGTATGGAGGTGTACCGTCAGGATCAGTCGTGACTTCTCACGCAGATTCCTGGGTTTCCTTGTTATTATTCTGCCTGTGGTGTTGTTATGAGATATCACGCATTGTTGATGCAGAGGTGGCAATGGCCGCGACGGAGGCCTTGCTACATATGCAGTTGATTATGATAGTGTATGGTGATGATCTTATTCATCGATGTCCACGGGTATTAGAAGGGACGTTTGGTTTTGCACGTTATATAGCGTGGGCACGGCAGTTCTTTGACATGCATTTTAAGGATATTAAGATTGATAAGCCACTATTGTCGGTAGTTTCGGAAAGTGGTTCAGTGATCGATGATGGTTGTTCCTTTTTACATCGACGACTGGTGCTCAATCCGTGGAAAGGCGAAAAACAACCTAAGTTATTGGCATGGAGACCGATTTCTGACTATTCATATCGTCTCGTATATGGGCGTGAACCAGATCCATGCCGAAACGTTATGGATGTCATGTTGTCGGCAATGGGAATGGCGTATGATTCGTACGCAGCAAATCTTGATTCTTATAACTATCTGCGTGACGTATTT